GAGCAAATGGATATATTGGCGAAGTAGTTGCTCTATCTTTCCATGCTTCCACAAATAGAAAACTAATTATTACTCCCGCTATAACTGAACTTAATTCAGAAGCACTCTACATGGACATAGAAAAAAACTATGTATTATCAAAATCGTTAAGTTCATCGCACTTAGCAACAAATAAACCCACTTCATTGACAGGCGCAGCAAATAAGGGCTTAATTTTTACAGCAGGTAATGAAATTAAAGCAATAACAAAAAGTGGCACTACTGCATCTTCAAGTGCTACTGTTACTGTTGCAGATACTTCTGATTTAATCGTAGGAATGGCAGTTAAAGGCCATCTTTCTATTCCAACAGGAAGCACTATTGTTTCCATTGATAGTGCTACTGAAATAACAATTAGTGCAAATGCTACTTCTGCATTTACTCAAGATATTCTCTTTTTTGGTGGAGAGGGAGATAGTTTAGTCGCTACTAGTGCTAATACAAACGAAGGAGCGATAGGATATGCAATCAATAGCCCTTCATCTATTTCAAATGATTTTTCTTTTCAAACTTTATTGAAAGATGAGCATGGTAGTGCAGGAGCATCTTCATTTGATACAATAAATACTTTAATTGATTTTGAAATCATATCTACTACCAAAAAAGATAATATTACCGAAATAGAACTTGCACCATACATACCGATAACTTTGGGTAGAAAAACTGATTATCATTTTACAAATGAAGATACCACTTTTTCTGCTGCTGGAGCAGTAAGTGTTGTTCATGGCACTAACACTTTTGATAGAACAGTATCTACTAATTATTCTACTTATGATTTAAAGAGAGATAATTTGTTATATGTTGGTTCTTCTACTTCTACTACAACAACGGGAACAAAAACTTTTGTTGGCAAAATTCTTAGTTTTGAAGTCGAAACTTATAGCGATTCTGGAGGAACAACAATTCATGAACAAAAAATACGTTTAGATAGAGAGGTCTATGCATTTACAGTTGGAGAAAAACTATATGTAGGAACGAAAAAAACTAATGATTTGATTTTTGTTAATGGGAAACATATGTGGGGAGGAAAAATTAATATTCTGCCTCATCCTAAAATAACTAGTAGGGGATTAGTTCCTTTAAATTTAGAAGAATTAACAGGAGGTCGGGATTACTCTCGCTCATATGGGCAATTTTATTATAAGCCTAAAGACTTCATTACTGGTAATTTTTTAACTTATTCTCCAAATGTTTCAAGTAGTAGTGGTGCTACTATTCCAAAATTTTATGATTCTAGGTCAAAATTAAATTATTTTACATCAAATTATCAGTTTAAGCCCAACATATCGAGTGAAAACTTAACTGCGTTTGATAATTATACTGGAAATAGAACTATTCCCTTTGATTTAAGAGGATTAACTAATCCTTATGGAGCACAAGGAAATTTTAGAAGAATACATGATAATGAAGATGATGTCTTTGTTAAAACTGGGCTTTCTTCTCTCTTAGAATATCAGTATGGTCATAGCGATGAATCTGCCTCAAGATTGTTTCTTTATTCAATAGGAGATATATTGCCATACTCTTCCTTAAGGAAAGATAGTATTTTTAATGTAGACAACAAGTTTAATCTGTCTAATTATAATTTATTTTTAATAGAAAACAAAGAGCAAAAAGATTCTTCCTTAGAGACAACCAATAGGTTATCTCTTACAGATTCTAATTATCAAACAGTTGATATTTCGACAGATATTGATATTAGCACCCTTAAAAGATTTGGTTTAATGAGATTAACAGAACTTACACTCGACTTTGCGTTTAATAGAGTAAATTCAGAAAAACCAATCCAAAGAGAAATAAAAGATGCTGTTTATGCCGAAATAGTTGGTTGGGAAAAAGTGAATTTAGCAAATTTCGGCGCAATAACTTCTATTGCTAAAAATTCAGGAAACACCGCAGATATTATCACTTTTACTTCTACTCAAACTTTGGCTGACTTTGAATTTCTTTTTGATAGCACTTCTGGTCATGTAATAGGAAATATTGCTAGTGGTGCAGGTGGAACTGGAACTGCTTTTGAATTAACAAGTTTTGCACATTTTACCAGAAAGAATAGTGGAGGATTTACTGGAACAGCCCCACAAAATGCAGTTAAATATAACTTTACTGCTATAAACGTAAACGGAAGAAATCGTGTTAATAGTTTTGCAAGAGTAGGTAATGGCCGATTGCATCCCCTTAAATGTGCAATTGTTCCAAGCGATACAGGATATGGAGATGATAGCGATGATTGGCTCTATGAATATGCAAGAAATGTGGCTTTTCCTGCTAATGCAGGTGATGAAATTTATTTGCCTTTTGTTAATGACAAGTATTCTGATTTTGCACAAATAGCGGCTACTGATTTAACAGACGTATTTTTCTTTACTAATTTATTTCCCCATTTAAATAATAATGTGTATTATGGGATGTTAGGGGTGTCTTTAGATAGATTTTCTATCGAAAATGGAGGCAAAAGCCCTGTTGAGGTTGGTGCTACGACAGGAGTTCTAAAGAATACAAATACGGTAGAGCATATTGATAGCACAGGAGGAACACGGCCATTTTCTACAAAGCATTTCACTATTGAATCAGATACACATTTTAAAGAATTTAAAAACAGATTTGATGAAGAGGCTTTGATAGGTGCTGATTTTACGACTTCAAGACCTTACGCAGTAGATGGAAGTTATATGGTATTTAAACCAAGATTGTGTATTCCTTCTTATACGCAATCCTGCACAACACAAGGGAATACTACTTTGACTGTCGCAGATTCTTCTGTTTTATCGAGTGGTATGACCGTTGCAGGGGTTGGTATTCCTACTGGAACAAAGATTTCTTCAATTAGTGGTTCTACTACAATTGTTTTAGATACTGCGGCAACTGATTCAGCCACTAAAAATTTAACATTTACTTACACTATAAATGAAACTAGTTCTAAATCTTCTAACGGAACAGTATATGAATACGATTTTAAACTCAATAGCATTCAAAACCAATTTTTAAAATTTACCGACATAACAGGTTGTTATTTAGCGATAGAGAGTGGAAAACATACTGATGGAACAAACATTACAGGCTCTACTCTAAGTTCTGGAAAAAGAATGAATAATGTTGTGCCCAGTAATCTAATTTATGTTATTTCTCATGAAGTTAATTCCTCAGACGCTAATTTACATAACATTGTTACAGATACTACTTTATCTACTAATTCAGCGTATAGAATATTACAACCAAATGAAACTTGTATTTATGATTTTTTCCCAGATAAAATATTATTGAACACTTTAAGTTCTTCTTATACCAAAATTCCGAATAGTAATCAAGTATATAATACAAAACAAGACTATACTTCAAGAGAAGGAATGCAAAAAGAAGCAGGGAATACTACTGAAAATGAAGGAGTATTATCTATGTTTGTTTTAGTAGATACAGATAAACAATCAACTGATGATTATTTAGTTTTAAAGGACAGTAAAAACTTCATGCAGACAAATTTCCCAAATGATGATTATAATTTATATTTCTCAGATGGGGATAATAGCAAGAAAAGAACTATTTCTTCTTTCAATTCGGAAAACTTCTCTGGTTTTACCTTAGACA